CCACTTCGTTCAGTTCAGGTTCGAGAAGGAGCCACTGAGCCATCATGTGCCTTGCGAGGTCCCGAAAGAGACCGCCAAGAGCTACTACATAAAGCTTCTGGCTCCAAACGTCCGTGGGCACCAGTATGGTGATTGCATCTGGGCCGGCAAGGATATGGTAACATTCCCGAAAGCGGAAGTCGATACCACTAACGAGTGGTGGCAAAACTAAACATAATGAAACACAATCGGTTATGGAATGGGGGGGGGGCAAGAAATAGAGGTGGAACGGCTGGGTAAGTGTATGTTATGGTGGAGGTTGGTGAACGGAGAGTTCTACCAGTTCAAAATCAAGCACGGCTTCACTACCGTCATCGGTGAGCAGTCGTACAGCAATATTGAGGCCCTCGACAACGCATTCCGAGAGTTAAAACGAAAATTCAAATCAATCTTAAACTAAACAATTATGACAAAGCAAGAACAAAGACACGAGATTATCATTGCCATGATTAACAAAGGCTACGAGATTATGAACGTAGTCGAAATTGCCAACGGCATCATGGAGAAAATGTACGGCAAGGATTGGGAAAGCCAACCTGAGGTTGAGTACATCCCCGGATGTGGATGCCAACATGCCGAGGTTTTCCATCCACTCATCACAAAAGAGGTTGAGGAGTGCATCAACTATGAGCGCGTTCCAATCGTCAGCGTTGCCGAGCAGGATGGTCAGAAGGGCGTCCGGCTCTGTGTTGGCGACATCGACATCTTCATCGAGGCCCATGACCTTGATGAGGACGGCAAGGAGTTCAAGTGGGACGAGGCTATGATGAAGCTCAAAGCCTACGGCAAGAGAACGTTCGACAAGCACGAAATGTTCCTCATTGCTGCCTTCGAGGACGAAATCAATGCCGCTCTCCGCGAGATTGGTGGCGCCGAGCTAGACAATTACTACTGGAGTTCCACTGAGTATAATAGCTTCGGCGCTCGGATTGTGTATTTCAGTTCAGGGTTCATCGGCACCTACGGCAAGTGCTACACTACCGTTATCCGGCCCGTGGCCGCATTTAAGCATGAATAGGCCCTTAAATCTTATGGGACGGGCTTTGATGCCCGTCCCTAAATCATAAACAAAAACAATCAATCATGTTTTTCATTATTCTTCTTACCCTCTTGTGCGACGGGTACAAGTACAACACGGGTAAATCTTTCGTAAAATAGAACGTCATGTCATTATTCGACCGGCAGCGGAACGAGGCCCGTGAAGAAAGCGATAAGACAATCCTGAACAAAGAGAGCAGGGGTACACTCCTCCAAGTGGTGAGGACGTTATCCGAGCAGCAGAAGGTCATCGAGAAGATGGCAAACGCCGGCATGGATATTTACGACAACCTCCCGAAAGGCTTGCAGTGTTCATCCCGCTTCGACAAGCTGGATTGTTCAAACTGGACTCTGAAAGAAGCCTCGCTTGACATAGAGTCCGCAATCGAAAGTATCAAATCAGTAATAGACTAAATTATGGCCATCAAAGATTTAGTAAGAACACAGTCGGGCAAGGAAATCCTCGCCCAGACAACGGAAAGCAGCCGTCAGGTGTTCGGCAGATACCTCTACGAGGGTGAGCTTGGCATCCTGTTCGGCGACAGCAACACCGGCAAATCAATCCTCGCCAACGACATCGCCTTCTTTGTCTGCGGAGGCGGCCACGACTGGCCCGGAATGGTATCACCGAAGATACCCGCCATGTACATCGACATGGAAATGACCAGCAAGCAGTATGCAGACAGATACCGCAACGCCGGTGATTATATGACCGACGACTTCCACAGGTCTGAGGTGAACGTCCTGATGTGCGTCGAGAACAAACTTTTCTCGGCCATCAAGACTGAGATTATCCTCCAGCAAAGCTCAGAGAGACCGCCCAAGTTCATCATCATCGACAACATCACCAACGGCTTCGGCTCCATCTTCTCGGCAGCAAAGATGAAGGAGCTGATTTCGGAGTTGAAGACTCTCAAAGACAGGTTCGGCCTGACCATCCTGCTCATCGCCCATTGTCCCAAGCGCAAGCCGAACACGCCCATCACCGACAACAGCCTCGGAGGAACGAAGATGATACTCAACTTCTGCGACAGCGCCTTTGCCATCGCTCCCTCACAGCTGAACAACGAAACCAAGTACGTCAAGCAGATTAAGACGCGGGTCGGCGAGAAACTGTCCGACGTTATGACCGTCAAGATTGCCGCAGAGCCTTATCTGTGTATGCAGTACGTCGGCATGATTGACGAAGACGCGCACATCAATCCCAAGAACGATGACCTCTGGCTCACCGAGATTACTCCTGAAATGGAGATTGAGCTTGTCAGGATGCTCAGTAGCGAGGATATGTCGTACACAGAGATAGCCAGCGCCTTGTCGCTCAGACGCGACATCGTTGTGGATTATGCAATAGCAAATAACCTGTAATCAAAAATATCATGGAACTTGAAAAATTTATTTGGAAATTTGTCAGCAAAGACAAATTCAAGCCCGCCATGTGCGGAGTTTACATGGACCCGGAAGAGAAGGCTGCGGTAGCGACCGATGCTCACGTCATGCTCGTATGCCATGAGCTGTACGACCCGCTAAAATCCGACTTGATTGTCTACAAAGACGGGAGTTCGCTGAAAAACGGCACCTATACAAACATCCCCGCAGACAGTAAACTTACTCAGCATGTGCGGTATCCAAACTGGAAACCGGCAATTCCTCGTGAATATAGAGAGCGTGAATCAAAGAAACAGCAGAGGTCAAAGTACGACACCGTGTATGAAGAAGTTTTCATCGACGCTTGGTTCAAAGACAGGGTATTGGCCGCAACAAAGCTCAGTAATCTACCGCAATTCAAAGGGTGCCAGATTTCCGTATGCGTTCACAGAGGTCGAGACTATTGGGTTGCACCAAGATTTGCAAAGATGATGATGTCTTGGGGGCTGAAAGGCTGGCATCTTAAACACAGTTCCAGCCCTGCCATCAATGAGAGGAGCGACGGGGACTTGATGATGGTCATGCCGATGATGCCAATATATGAGAATGACGATTTTATCGCCAAAGACTATGGTATCAAACTCCCTTGGACCGAAAACGAAAAAGACATTGTGTTAAAAATCGTAAAAGACGAATTTGACTTGCCTATCATGTAAATTTCAATAAATATGGCTACAAAAACAAAAATCGAAAAAGAGCGCCAGCGTCTCATTGAAAAGTATGGCGACAAAGTATTGATTGAGATAGTTGACTATTACTATCCGGAAATCACATTCACCAAGACCGGCACCACACAGCGTAACGTCTGTGCCACCATCAAAGTATCTCAGGTCCAGATTGACAACACGGCAGACTTGAAAGAGGTCGAGCGCCGCCTGATGGAGAAGGGTGCCCCGTTTGTCCGCAAGTGGAAGTTCCCGCAGAGCGAGAAGCTCTACAACTCACCTGAGGAGAAGGCCCGCCGCGAGGCTTATCAGAAGGAGCATCCGTTCACCAAGAAGCGTCTCGACGAAATCTTCCTGCCGATGCTCATCAACCCAGACGTTGAAGAAGAACCACAAAATTAACCGTTATGGATAACAAAGAAATTGCCGAGAAGATTATTGGCAAAGGTATGTGTGGAAGTTTACACATATCCCGCTTCGGTTTTGACGTTATCGTCCACGGCGTTCTAAAAGACCATTTTGTTCAGTATAATACTGACAAAGCAGAGTTTCTCCGTACACATCAAACAATGGTAAAGATGATGATGATAACGGCTCAATGTGTGGCTCGTATGTATGAGAGTCAGCGGACAATAAATGTAACGCTACTCACAGATACCATAGATGAGCCAGCCGGTGAAGGTCAACCAGACAATCATCCTGTAGAATCTCCCGAAGAGGAATCAACCGAGTCCTAATTCTCCTGCATTTCATATCTGTGGCATTTTGAACACATGAAGAGTGATGCCTGTGGCTGCATCCTCATGGCAATGTAGCCTCCGATGTACGCCACAGGCTCACCATTACATCCGAGACCGTCTGCCTCGGCTATGTGTACAGCGGCATGGAAGACCTCATGGAACCAAGTATTCGCAAATTCGGCTTCTGACGAGCTTTCGGACAGTACGACGATACTTTCCCTGTCCTGACGATTTGAGAACGTCAGACCGGTATTTCTGACCCCTCTACGGAGGTTTTCTTCCGCACGTCCAAGTTTGCGTCTTTCGCATCCGATGTCAGCGAGACATTTCAGGATAGTGTCGCAGTCTTCCGGAGCCGTGTCGTAGAACACGGTCATTCGCCATCTGTACGGGCCGAGGTATAAGCGTTGGACTTTCATACTACAGCATTTCAGCCCAATCAATAGGCTCTCCGTTGTTGATGCAGTCGCTTACAAAGCGGGCAAAGATGAAGCCGTCCCGCTGGTCCTCGTCGTCGATTAGGTCTTTGACATAGAGGCAGATATGCTTATCGTCCTCGATGCTGCTTCCCATGAAGTCGCTCAGGGCCATGTGATAGACGAAAGTGCTGTCACACATGACATCGTTCTCCAACGTAACCCCGTTCTCTTTGAGTTTCGCGAGAACGTCATCCTTCTTCATCAACGAAATCTTCTTTCCGTTACGGTCCCGCATAAGGCTGACGGCAAACTTGCACATCTTCTCGTTGAAGTGCTTGCCGTAGTTCATCAGGTACGCCCGCTGCTCTTCCGGGATGATGTCGTACATATCGAGAGGTGATTTTTCTTTTCCCATGATTTTCTGTGAAGATAAAAACTTATTACTACTCAATTTGTTAATCCGAGAGAGGATTTTCTCTGCAAATAAAGGGCAGGAGGCCGGAGCCTCCCACCCCTCGTTTGGAACGATTAGTAACGTCTACGGCGACGCTCCATCATTTCATAAGGGTCGTCTTCCCAGCGGTAGCCCATGCGACCGCCGTCACGCATACCCATTCCGTCACGATAGTTGCGTCTCTCGCCGAAAGCGTCTTCCTCCAGCTCGTCCACGCAGTGCATCAGTCGCCCTGCGGTGTAGAGGATGTCCTCTACCATTGCGGACATTTTTTCTTTGTCCTTCCTGTGAATGATTGTGTAGCCCATGATTTACTGAGTTTTAATCAACGAGGTGTGGTTCTGTGTTAGAGCACTTTTGAGCAGGGCCGACAGCTCCGAAAAGCCTCCTTTTATCTCGGCAAGCTCTTTTTCGAGGTTGCTGATTTTGGTGTCTCGGTCTGCCTCCTTCTGCAGATTTGGATTCAGGTCCATCATCATCTGCTTGCAAGCGGCCACAACTTTCTTGTGGTAAGGCACACTGTTCAATGCGTTTTGAGAAAGCGTACCAAAAGCCTCAACTTCGTTTGTGATAGCCGTCTTGTCGTCGGATATGACGTAATTGTTGGCGCCCGTGTCAATAATTGACAAGGCTGTGTTGACATTCGAGAAGGTTTTGGTGTCATCACCTACTTTTACGGTAATGTCAATAACCTGCTCCATCTGCAGAGGATTCTGCAAGAATTGATTTCCTACCTTTGCTCTCGGCGGTGTTGTCGAGAGTACCTGACCAACCGTTAGGTTGGGATTTTCTCCTTTGTTAAGGATATACAGGAGAGACCCTGCTCTGAGTGTTCCAAACATTTCTTTACTCGTTTAATGTTAATAACTATTGTTAAGCCGTGAGAGGCGACGTCAACTGCAGAATGCCGTTGAATCGGTCGTTGAACACGGTAATCACGCCTGTTCCAACAAGGTCCGCAGCAGTGACCGGAGTCCCATTGAAGAACGTCAGGGCACGGCTGGTGCCGTTGAGGGTAAGCGTCACCGGCAATGTACCGGTAGTTCCGGTTGGGATGGCGTCAGCAATCCTTACCGTCAGGTGGCCGACAGGCTGGATGCGACGGAATCCAAGAGCGATGTCAACAGCAGTGTCGGTGACAGTGATGTTGGTGCTCGTCAAATACGGAATACCGTTGACATTCGTAGTGATATTACTGAATGGATTGTTCATTGCTCACTCCTTTCTTGATTAGAAGAAGATGCCGTTGCCGAAGCCGTTGCCGTAGATGCCACCACTCACATAAGGAGAGGTGTTGACGGCAGTGAGCTGAGGCCATTGAACATTGACCGTCGGGAGCTGGTTGCACTTGATGGTGTCAACCTCGCGGGCGAGAGCAGCAAGCTGGGCGTTAATGGGGGCGACAGCCTGACCAAGGGCAGCAGTCGTGAAGTTCTGAGACTCCAACTGAGCAATCTTGGCAGTCAGTGCGGCAATCTCGCGGTCCTTGCGACCAGACTCCATAGCGTCGAGCTTGTTGTCAAGCGCGATGTAGTGCTGGTTCATAGTGTCCGTGAGGGCGTAGGTCTGCTTGCAGTCGGAAAGCTCTTGAGCTGCCTTGGTAGCAGCAATGTTGGTGTTGACGCCGGCAAAGCCGTTGTTCATGGCAGCAGTCTGTTCGAGAGTACGGAGCTGGCCCTGATAACCCTGCTCTGTGACGAGCTGCTTCATGTTGCAGCAGCATTCGCAAAGCTGATTGCCGAGGGCGGTGTTTCCGTTCTGGATGGAGTTGATGACTTGCATGACATTCATGCCTTGGTTGGCAGCGATAGTTGCAAGTGCGGTCTGCACGGCCTGAACGCTGCTGTTGACGAGGTTGAAGTCCTGACCAAGCATCGTGCTGAGGGTCTGGATGGCCTGACGGCTCTGTTCGCCTTGATTGGTGACGGCGGCCATAATCAGGTCGGTGTTGTTGTTCGCGGTAGCCTGAGCTCCAAGGGAAGCTGCAGCAGCGCCGGCGTTAGAGTTGCCACCACCGAAGATGCCGTTACCATTGTTGTTGATAAGGGCACCAAGGATGAAGCCTACTACACCGGCACCAAGGCCGTTACCGAGACCGCCAAAGCCGCCGTTGTTCATGGCCATCAAAGGCCAAGCATTGTTCATGTTGTTCCCATTGTCGGGGACGACGATAGTTTCGCTCATTTGTTTGATGTTTTAATTGTTAATACTGCGTTTCGTTGTACAACTTGGACGCAAAACTACAACATAACAGCTCACAATACTATTGAATATTTTGCGCTATAATTCAACAACATATACAACATTGTAACTGATAATGGTGAAAAGGTTTTTTCATCATCTAAAAATAATCACTAATTTTGTAACCAAAATTTCAGCCCTATGGACTCTTTAGAAAAGTGCATCGAGAAGTTACCTATCGGAGGCAGAACACAGTTCGCTGACTGCTTCGACAATTTCCTCGACCTCCAGCTGCAGTTCTTCTGCAACAATCCAAACGACAGGCAGCGCGAGTTGTTCAAGCACATGCACAGCAATCCTGACTTCAAAATGAATATGATTGCCGCCATGCAAGCCTACGGAGAGGAAGCCGAAGGTTTCAAAGACCCGCTCGGAGGTATCTTTATGAGTCGCATCAGCCATGGCGAGAAGGGCCAGTTCTTCACACCTGACAGCGTGTCGCTCCTGATGTCGGAGATTGTTGGCATTGAGGATGGCGCCACGGTGAACGACCCGGCCTGTGGAAGTGGCAGGACATTGCTCAACGCCTTAAAGGTGGCCCGCAACGAAGGCAAAGACATCGAGCTTTATGCCAACGACCTGTCGATGACATGTGCGAAGATGACGCTACTCAACTTCGTAACAAACTCCGTCGCCGGAGAGGTAACATGCGGCAATGCCCTGACTCTCGATTACGAGAACTTCACCTTCTTTAAGATTGACCGCCTGAGGCACATCGTCGCCGGCACAATCTTCTCTACCTACTGGCAATACACACTTGCTACCGCCAGAGAGGTTGAGGAGCAGCGCCGCAAGTGGTGGTTGGATATTGCGAAGAAGGGATGGATAAAACACTACCGCATCAAACAGAGCGACATGCCTAAGGATGAGGAGGAAAACTTCCTACCGACAGAAATCAAGACAGGCACTCAGTTGAGCCTGTTTCAATAAAAACCTTTAAAACACAGAATTATGGAACGCAAAAACAAACAATCAAACGGCCTGATGGCCTTCTCGGTCATTCTTGCATTGACCGCAGCAATCTTTCTTGCTCTCCCAAGAGAAACGGTAGTAGAGGTGGAACCGCCGCAGCATGACACCATCATCCTCTACACCGACTCTATCCCACAGATGTCCCGCGAGGACACCATCAACGCTATGGCGCTGGCTTTCGCCCAGCAGGAAAGCAACTTCAACCATAGGGCCGTATCACCATGCGGACAATGGGTAGGATGCCTCCAGCTGTCAGAAATTATGGTACGCGAGGCTAACCGCATCGTAGGCTTCAACTGCTTCAATTACAACGACCGATACGACCGGCAAGGAAGCTATGCCATATTCAAGATTGTGCAGGAATATCACAACCGAAATCTCGAAATAGACAGAGCAATAGACATCTGGAACCCCGGTTGTGGGCGGCATTATCGAGAGGCCGTTAAAAAATATTTCAGACACAATCTGCTGAATTACAATACGCTAAACAACTATTACGGAATTTAGCGAACTTTTTTTTTCGTAATTCAAATTTTCTTCGTATTTTTGCATCGTTATTTTTGAACAACGAAAACACAGAAAAACAGAAAGGAGTTGAAAATGAGTTACACAACAATCGAACAGAGCAAGAAGTTAGTAAAACTTGGATTGGACGTAAAAACACACGACATGTTTTATGAGCAGGAAATAGGAAGAAAAACAGATATGCCATATTATGTTGTGAAAGTTGGCAAGAGTATCGCTATTGAACAAAATCTCTTTTCATTCAGAAATGAGCTTACAATTCCGTGTTGGTCTGTGACTGCGTTGCTCGAACTAATGCCAACACCAACATTGTCGAGGATTGACGATGAGAAAAAGAATGACCCATCGCTCTGGTATTGCAATAGTATCCAATTTGGTGAAGACTTTTTCGACCATCAAGGCGGCTACCACGACAATCCCATAGATGCGTGTATCGAGGCAATCGAATGGCTAATTCAAAACGGTCATATTAGAAAGGAGTCAGCGTAATGAACATAAACAAAAATAATTGATAATTCAAAAATTATTCGCATCTTTGCACCGTAAAAAATCAACAATATGAAAGTATACGCAGTCTGACCAATATCGCAAGAACCTTGCTGTGGTCATTCAAAGCCAGATGCTATTTTCTTGTCTTTCAATGATGCTGATAAATATGTATTCGAGGAATATGGATACAAACAAGAATCACATTACACTTACGATGACGACCCCAATTATACTGCAGCATGGTATTACACACCTGATGGCGTTGATGACGATGATTCAAATGTCGTAATTATTGAATATATAGTAAAATAACATAAATATAACTGATATGACAGACATTAAAATTTTAGAACTTGGTGGCTCTAACTTTAGAGGACAAAACTTCTGCGACAAGTACGGATTGCAGGAGAACCGTATCTCAGGTCGCAACAGGAGCGGTAAGTCAACCCGCCTCGCCGCATGGTGCTGGCTGATGTGTGCGTACACAGACCCCAACAGCCCAGCCAACTCAAAGCTGTTCGACGACCGCGTTGAACTCACCAAAGACACGCCGGTGGCATCCGTGTGGGCCGTCGTTCAGGTAGGCAACGAGTCCTATCGTCTGGAGCGTACCGCCAAGGCCAAGTTCACCCGCAAGAAAGGCACCGACATCTACGAGAAGGCGCCCAGCGACGAGTACGGCTACTCCATCGACAACATCGAGCGTAACGCCACCGACTTCAAGGATTGGCTGACCGCCAACATTGCCCCGGACGACATGATGCGTTTCGTCCTCGGTGGTGAGTTTTTCATCAGCCAAATCTTCGACGACAAGAAGAAGGCCCGCCAAATCATCGAGCGCATCGTCGGCGAGGTTACGCCGGAGGAAATGAAGGGCGACTACACACTCATTGCCGACCTGCTGGCCAAGTACAGCCTCGACGAGATTGAGAACCGTGCCGCCAACCTCTCGAAGGGCATCAAGCAGCGTCTAGACGAAATCCCGTCACTCATCCAGAGCATGACCAATGAAATCTCCGAGATTGAGCAGACTGACTTTGCTGCCAACGAGAAGGAGATTACCCGCCTCGAAGGTGAGCGTGAGGCTTGCGAGAAGCGCCAGCTCGACCTCACCGAGCGCATGAAGCCCCAGATGGAGGCCCGTGCAAACGCTATCTCCTCGCGTCAGATGAAGCAGACCCTCTTCGATGAGGCATACCGCAAGTGGTGCAAGGAGCCTCAGGAAGAGATTGCCCGTCTGACAGGTGAGATTAACGCCGTCAATCGTCAGAACGCTGAGAGCAAGGCTAAGTACGATGAGGCCGTCAAACTCCGTGAGCAGAAGACTCAGGAGCGCGACAACGCCTATCCTTCACTCAAACTCGCCGAGGAGAAGCGCCAGCGTCTTCGTGATGAGGTCAAGGCTGAGAACGCTAAGGAGTTTGACCCGTCCTCTGCCGTGTGCTCCTACTGCGGTGGCAACCTGACCGGAGAACAGCTTGAACAGGCCCGTCAGAAATTCGAGACTATCAAGCGCGAGAATTGTCTCAAAATCGTGGCCGAGGGCAAAGCCCTGAACGCAGAAATCGAGCGTCTGGAAAAGGTTATTCTCGACGCACAGCCGTTCATCGATGCTGCCCTGCCGGAAGTGCTCACTCAGTCCACCACAGAGTTGGAAATGAAGATTAAGGAGCTGACCGGCAGAAGTACGTCTATTGCAGACTTTTCGGCTACCGACCATGGTAAACAGCTCCAAGCCGACATCGATGCCATTGTTATCCCGGAGGTCAAGATGCCGGACGATTCCGACATCAAGGCCGAGAAAGACAGAATCAACGCCGAGCTTGTTCCCCTCTACGAGAAGCGTGGCCTGAAAAGCCGTGCCGAGAAGCTCCGCAACAACATCGAGGAACTCCGCAAGGAACAGCGAGAAAAAGGCGTCGAGCTTGCAACCTACGAGCGTCAGCGCCAGCTTGTCAAAGACTACAAGCAGGAGCAGATGGAAATCCTCAGCCATAAGGTCAACGACGGCTTGAAGTTCTCTCGCATCGAGGTTTGGTCAAAGCAGAAGGATGGTACTGTGGTCCCCGACCTCGTGTTGAAAGACGCTCAGGGTGTGTCGTACTCCACTACGAACAACGCCAGCCGCATCGTTACAGCTATCGACGTCCAGCGTTTCTTCTGCGAGAAGCTTGGTGTGAATATGCCGTGCTGGGTTGACGAAAGTTCTGTTGTTGATGACGAGAATTTGCCTCGCATTGACAATACGCAGATGTTCTATATGTTCCGTGCAGACACATCCATCCGTATTGAAACACTGTAATTTATAAAATAAATTTTGTCAATTAACAAAATAAAACCAAAAGAAATGAACGTAACAAAACCACAAGTAAGTATCGAATCCCATGTGGATGGCGACTACATTCTGAAACAACTGGAATTGGCAGGGCGTACTGCCTACAAGAGTGAGGATAAGATTACCTCCGACTCGGCAAAGGACTTTGTGCGGATGATACTCAAACGCGGACATTTGTCGGTGTTTGAGCATCAAAGTGTGACGGCCCGTGTGGTGTGCGACCGTGGTGTGTCGCATGAGATAGTGCGCCATCGTCTAGCAAGCTACACGCAGGAATCGACCCGCTACTGCAACTACACCAAGGGTAAGTTCGGTAGCGAGATAACGGTGATTGAGCCGTGTTTCTGGCCGCAGGACGATGAGAAACGCAAAGTGTGGGAGCAGACTATCGCACAAGTGGAGGCTGGCTACAACAAGCTGATTGAACTTGGGGCCACGCCTCAGGAAGCCCGTAGCGTTCTGCCGAACTCGTTGAAGACGGAGGTGGTAATGACGATGAACCTGCGCGAGTGGAGGCATTTCTTCACGCTGAGAACGTCTAAGGCAGCACATCCGCAGATGCGCGAGGTTGCCATTCCGCTTTTGGCAATGTTCAAGGAGCGTATTCCAGTTGTGTTTGACGATATAAATGCAGAGTAATGGCAGACAACGTAAACCATCCGAGCCACTATAATTCACATCCATCTGGTGTAGAATGTATTGACATAGCTCGACATTATTGTTTTTCTATCGGAAATGCAATCAAATATCTCTGGAGGGCTGGCCTTAAACAAGATGGAAATCTTACAGACAGACAGAAAGAAATTGAAGACCTCCGTAAAGCTATCTGGTACATAAACGATAGAATACAACAATTAGAAGCTGAAAGCAAGTAATCAACCTATTCATTAACAATCAAATATTCAAAGAAATGAAAAGTATCAAATTCATCAACATCTTCTGTCTGATTGTCCTCGCAATCAGCCTCGTTACCATCGGCGCTTTTGTCGCCCTGAACCAGTGGGTCGAAG